TAGGTTGTGGAGTGAGCCATATACCAGTAGAATTAAATCTCTTTCCAGACATAAATGCTGCTGATATTGTTAAGGGGTTATTATTATCGTCTAATTGTGGAGTGTATTCACCACCTCCATTTTTGACAAGTTTAACAACTTGTGTTTTTTCTACATCAGATGCTATCAAGAAAGTACAATTAAATACTTTTTGTTCACCTGCTTTAGTAGTGAGGTCTTTACCTTCAAGTCCTGCAACATGAGCTGGGTATGTCCCTGGTACTATTGGTATCATTCCATCTCTTGCTTCGTTATATGTAGTGTCTTCTAATGTAATCACAGATTACTCCTATTTATTATCTTTGGTTATTGTGTATTTAGTTACTAAAGCATTGAATTTTTCTTTAAGTTCAGACATAGCTTGGCTATATTTGTCCTTTCCAATACCTTGAAAGTACAATTGAGGGGATACAAGGTTTCCGTTAGAAGTTTTCATGAATCTTCTACTATTCTTCCTTCTAGTTGAAACCAATCCCTTATCTTGCATTTCTTTTACTGCTTTTGTTGACAGAACACCAGCTTTTTGAAGTTGCTCTGTTTCAGCTACGGTTAGTTTTCCCATTATTACTCTCCTTTGTTAAGGTCTTCGGGCATAGGAAACTGCCCATGTTCTTCTACTGTAAATGAATTATAACTTGGGTTTATTGATACTTGGGCACCATGTTGAGTTTCAAAACACATCATTGTTTTTCCACTAAAGTTTTTAGTGCCTTTGTATATTACCCTACTGAATATCTTTCCATCATTTGTACCAACAGAGTATTCAATCCCTTCAGTTAATAATTCCTCATTTATTGATTTGAAATTTGTCATTTCGCCATCCTTTCCAGTTTTGCTAAACTGGCTTTATAGTTTCCTGTGTTAATTTGACTGTCATCTATTTTCTTAGCTATTTCAATTGCCATATCTTTACCTATCTTTTTTGCAGTTGTCATTAGTCTTTCATATTGAGTATCATCAAGAGTAGGGTCTTCACTTCTGTATACATCTGCAGCTATGTCCATATAAACATTAAGAGCTTTTTTCATACAATCTGTATTAGCTGACTTAATATCATTTCCAATATCTACAAATTCAGTTGTCCCTCTTTTAGTTTGTATTCTATGAGCAGCAACCATATCACCTTCTCTCCAAACTCCGTTATCAAACCATTTCAATCTGCCATGAACAACGTATGCATTACTTCCTAATGCTTCACCTTTTACAATGCTCCAAGACCAGCCTGGAAATTGTTCATTAGCAATATTTTTCATATAACTGAGTTCAACGTAATCAAATCCCTGTTTTTTCTTTATCAATCCTTTAGGTGTTTCTATTTTTCCAATTTTCTTATGCTGTTCGGTTACTTTATTTAATGCTATTCTTATATTATCAACAGAAAGACTTCCATCTTTCTCTATAGTCATCATGGTTTCAGACATTATTACTCCTTTTTAAGTCTGTTTTTTGTTTTTCGTATGTTGCTGTACTAAGATTATTACAACTTTTACAAGTTTTCCTTTCTAATCCATAAGTGGGAAGATGTGTATAGAACAAAATTCCACCATCTGTTCCTATTTCCCATGTTTTTTTACATTCAAGACAATATTTCAATGTGCCCCATTTTCTATTTGGATAATTTTTCAATTATACTCCTTTACAATAAATATCTTTAAAGTTACAATATCTACATTCCCAATTTTCCATAGGTACACCATATGTTCCAGGCTCTATATTATTAATTGCCTCTACATTATTAACATCTTCTAAATCATCTACATAATCATTCAATTCTTCCCAATATTCTATGGCATCGTCCATCCATTTATTATCTACATATTCTTCCCTCATAGCACTTGTATCTTTATTATACCAAAGAAGAGCCATTTCTAAATTATCAGTTATTTCTTGGTCTTTTGAAAATGCATATAAATATGTTGCTAATTGCATATTATATCCAGGATTTCCTTTAGGGTCAGGCTTTCTGCCAAACTTCATACGCCATTTATAACTGGCACAAGTTTTTAAATCAAGCACTTTAATAGCATTACTTTCTTTTTTAACAAGCCCTATATCTAAATGTCCAATAATATTTAATTCTGGTACAGTTACACGATGTTCAACAAACACTTGTATATCATTACTTTGATATGATGAATCAGGGTCTTCCATATACATTTTCAATGATGATTCAACATCACTATGTACAACTGTTCCAAGTCTTAATAATCTCATTACTCTGTCATCCATAGGAGGTTCTTTTATATCAGTCTTTCTGTATAACTGTTTTTTAAAACAACTCCCTGCAGATGATGCAGAAAAATAACTTTCTAATCCTTTATATTTTTCACGGTTTTCTTCTTGTTTTCTTATTAAAAATCCCGCATATATATCTTCAACACTTATCATTTTTTCTCCTTAAAATCGCCCCCAAATTTAATTATATTTAAACTTAGGGGCATTAACTTTATTAATAAAACTGTGACTTTCTACGCATTTCCTGCTCTTTGTCTTTCCGTCCTTTATAAACAGATTCGTCTCGAAGTTCAGGATATTCAGATTGCAATTGTCTTCTACATCTTGTAATAGATTCGGATTGTGTTAAATCTCCATTCCTCAACATATCAAGAACTTGTATTGCACTTACTTGATTAATCGCTCCATATTTGATTTTATTTATATCATCAAACCATATCCTTGCTACTAGAGCCAAATCTGATTTTTGATATTTCTTTCCAACATCTGGATTTGCGAGTAATTGTCGAACTCTGTTTTTAAGATATTGACTTCTTGTTTTTCCTTTATGTGACATATATGGTGCCTCCCATGTTGATTTATTTAACATATTTCAAAGCCCCCAGATTGTCTACAAAAACGAGAAAATTCTAAAATAGCCTTTCTTGAAGGAGGATAACTTGCTGTCCAATCTTCTTTAGCATAGATTTTTTCCCATTTTTTGTATTCTTTTTTAGGATAATCTTTCGGTGCAATATCTCCGTATTTTTCTTTCATTTTATCTTGAAACTCTTTCATTTCCTGACGGACTATTTTATTATGAGCTTGTGCTTTTTCATATGGTTCAAGCATAACTTCTTCCCATCTAGCAATAAACCCATCTTTTTCAAGTTTATCGAGTCTTCTTGCCATTCTAAGAGCTTTAGTTTTACTTATTCTATCTCCACTATTTGAACATCCAGCATCCATATCATTACTAGTCATAAAATCATCACAAGCTTCACAAACAAAATTCCATATAGGTCTCCAATACCAAACATTGGCTCGAAAGTATTCCCCAGGATTCTCAGTTTGATGCTCATCTTTAGCTTTGAAATATCTTTCCTTATCATCTTCAGTCATTTCATCCCATTTTGCCCATCCCTTATCATCACTAAATTGTTGTATTATCTCAGGTTCTTCAGTATTTGATTGAGGATTTATTCCATATAAATCATATCCCATGATATTCTCCTTAGTATAATCTTATTGGTTTTCTGTTTCTGTAATTATAAATATCTTCTAACATCCTTAGATATTCCTTTTGAGTTCCTTGTCTAATGAATCTATCAGGGACAACACTAACTTTATGAACCATTGTTTCATGGTCAAAGTCAGGATGCGTTAATAAATCAAAATATGTCAAGACAAATGTTTTATGTCTGAATATTTTATCATCAAACTCTTTGTATTCTCTTATTTTCAAAAGAATAGCTTCAACTGCTATAAGACTTTGATTTATTACAAACTCACCTTTTCTGAATTCCTTCAGTATTTGTTTAGTATTCTCACCAGTGAGTAAAATGATTAATGTGGTAATTGGATAAGGATATTTCTTTGTAAATGCATACAATTCTAAATAATCCTTAGACCCTTCAACGCAATAATGATTTAGTATATCTCTATAAGACCATGATTTCTGTACTGAATTAAATAGTCCTATATCAGACACTTTCATATCTGTGTATGTGTATATTATTGATAACCCAAGATTCTTTGATGCTTGAAAAGTATGTTGACCTTCAATTATCTCATGGTCTTTACTTACTTTTATTGGATTTTCGTGGCGTAAATCGTGTCTTTTAATTTCACTCATTATTTCTTCAATATGGTGACTATTAAGACCCCTATTTGATGCTACAAAACTGAATTTATCATAATTCATTGTTTCATATTTCTTACTTTGTAACAATTTATCTCTTGACATTGTTGTTCTCCTTGGTTATGTCGCTTGTGTTTCTGAATTTTATTCTGCAAGTATCTAATACAAGTACGAAATGCTTGCCTTCGGAGTATGAATCAACCACTTTATCTGGGTATTTATCCATTATTTCTCCGACAGTCAGGCTATTTAACCTAAACTGGTGTGTCTTTTCTTCTTTTTTGATTTCTTTCAAAGTATCCACCTTATTATTTGAAATGTTATTAAAATTATAAACATGACTATTACTATTACTTCAAAGTATGTATTTATCCATTCTACTATTCTATTTATCATAGCACTGGTATGGTTTGATTGACATTTCCTTTTGTATCATAATAATATAAAGCACCACCATCATTACCTTCATCATCAGTTTGAGGTATTAATATACTGCCATCATTAAATGTAATAACCAATGGTCTATTATACCATAAAGCATGCTCCATTTCTGATATACTTAAATATTCTACACTTTTTATTGTTTTACCAACAAGGACATCTGAAGCCATTTTTGTCCATCCTCTTTCAGTAATTTGTTCTTCTGTTGCCATTTTATACTTCTCCTGGGTTTATTGTGGAAATGGACTGATAAAACTATACAGGATTAACGCCTTAATCGTTACCTATAACATACTTGGTTCTACAATTTAGCTCGCCCTTTCGGGTCACGATAACTGCCTTTCTCCTCACGGAATCGAAGATATAATCATACTCTCTTGAGCCTTAGCGATTATAAATTGAGACAATGTACAATTACTTGCCTTATCATCTCAGTTGTAACTCTTCTTTGACAACCTGTAGCTTGAGGTTTGTATAACTCTCTTTAAAACACTACTTTACCGAGCTTACAGAAACTAGGTTTCTTTTTTTGGTATGCGTACTATTCAGAATTGCTTCATGGGGGTTGCAGTAGCCGTAGCCCATCCAGTCCTTATAGAACTGGCTCATAGCCCTTGAAAGATAGTTTCTAGCCAAGCCTACCACACTTCAAGGATATAGTTGCGTATTAACCACTAGTTAGCTTTACCAGTAACTAATACTATTATCACTCCAATTTTCTAAAATTAATGTTATGTAAGATTCGCCTAAAATCTTATACCAGCTATGAACTGGCACTGTTGAGCAGACTGACAACAACATAACAAATGGTTGCGGGAACTGGAGTCGAACCAGATGTTTTCAGAATATGAGCCTGACGAGTAAACCGTTTCTCTCTCCCGCAGAAATATAAAGGGTTGGCTCGCTTATGTAGTTGTTGATTTCGATCTTAGCAGCCGCTATCTGACCAACCCTTTTAGACAAAGACAAGTGACCAAATAACAAATCATCATTGTCTTTATTAGGCAAAGTGTCTCCAGAGTATATATTACTTTGCCATATATAATTTATACCAACAGAGTATATATTACAAATGCTGTTCCCCATATAAATGAAACTGTGAGAAATGTGCAAAATGATATTATTACTATATTATGTAATATGTTTATTATTGTATTCATAAAATATCTCCTTTAGGTTGAGGGACAAATGGTATTTACCACTCATCCCTTTGTTCGTGTCCTTCAAAAAAATCATTATCCCAACCATCGTCATCAAATTGACTCCGCCAGTTCATATGGTCTACATCCTTCTTGATATTATCAAGAGTTTTGCGACATAATTCCTGTAAAGGCAGGTTAATACCACCAGTGCAACACTGATTACAGAACACTATTTCTCGAAGTAAGTATTCGAGCTTGCGACACACGAAGTGTCTTTTAATAAAATGTATGAAGATAGACTCCTTTGTTATTTGTTATTTAAGTATTTGCCCTCGGTTGTATACTAACCATCAAAGTCGAATGATTATTCGCTTTGACCTTATCCCATCATGTACGGAACATGACCCACTGCAGCAAATGGGGGAGAGCTAAGCTTTCCGTCTTATATCTCAGACTATGTATGAATTCAAGTCTTATTGAACGCGGATATAATGATGGGCTACCCTACGGATTCTCCGCATTAAAAACTTCGTCAAGTTCATGGTTTATCCGATTCAGTCATATGACCTACTCACAGATAGTTAATAGCCACTTAAAGTTTTGAAGAGTCTATTCCCGTAGGAATATATATAAATGGTAGTTAGCCCAAAGATTTCAGCCCTTGTTTTAGATAAATAGGGAACGACCCAAACTCTTCATGTATACGTTTGACAACATTTTGGTTTCAAGGTAGTTATCATGTACTAACTAGTATGTTTGCACACCTTGTTCCTTCTTTATAGGTTTTCTGCCAATTCGCATGGACAAGTAAACCTTATAACTCTGGAACGCTTTGTATTTATAGTCCATCGACTTAGACTATACTATATATAAGCTTTGTTCTTATTCGCTTCAGTGTGAACTCATCTCAATATCTGATGCTTATCATATAGTACTTAAGACCCTTTATCAAGGGTATTACTAAAATCTTTGGGTAGTTTCTCACATACCCAGGTGACATTAAGAGCGTTGCTCTATGTACGCCAAGCAATCTGCCTGAAACATACTATAGAATAACACTACAGTAGTACCACTAAGTAGTACATACCATAGCTTCTCCTTTGGTGCAAAATGTAAGCTCAATGTATCTGACTCCTCTTGTTATCTGTTATTGCCCATGTTATTCAAATCTTTACTATTAATTAGTGTGTGTGATATAAGTACTGACCTACCCCCTTGAGTGACAGAGCGGGGGAGTATCTCCGATAACCAAGGGCATTACTAGCCCTTCATCACTTTTGCGTGATGACCTTAATCATCTCTTTCGAGATGGAGAAAGGGGTCGAGTTCTTGCCAACGAACCAACACGTGCCCTGCTTAGGGTCATAACACATGTCAAAGTCAACTGTCTCTTTGACGGTGCGTTCTTCGCCACCAACAACCACGATAGATTCGACTTGACGTCTTAATTTAAATTCAACCATTTTTAACCTCTTTAGTTAATTAAAAAAACCATTTTAAAGGTATGGGGTGTAAGTATAGGTTGGACTGCATTTCGACACTATTTTTTTGGTAAATTAGCACATGAAGAAATTTGTATTTGATAATGTATCTGAGAATTTTTCAGTTTTAGAAAGACGAGTCAGGGATAATGCTTCTTTTTCTGTTGTGGAATCTGGGGATTATGAATTCTATATTTCTGAGGCACCTAAAATTTTTTACAACGAAATTGTTCCTGTTGTTGAAAATGCCTTTGGTTCTGAAATCACCGTAACTCATAATTTTTTGCGATTATATACCAAGTATAAAGATAATGGAATACGAATTCACACTGATGCGTCAATGGGTTGTAGTTATGCGTGGGTACTATATATGTCAGATGCTCCTGATGATGACGGTGAATATGGTACAGCTTTTTTTTCTCATTATGCACATGGTAAATCTTTTCCTTATGATGATGTTGCTGAGAATAATAGGCTTCTGGTTCACGATTCTCACAATTTAAAGAAGTGGGAGCGTTATGATATATGTAAAATGAAGAGGAACAGGCTTCTTATCTTCTCGTCAAATTACTTCCATAGTCGTTTTCCCTTCAAAAATTGGGGTACTGGGAAAGATGATGGTAGATTAGTGTATGTAGGGTTTTTTAATATTGACTAATATTTGCATAATGTCTTAATTTCAAGGGTGAGGTGGGAGGCTTAAAGATAATACTATTAAAAACTTAATCAGTAATTACTGTAGGAGTCTTAACTGTAGGGGTATTAAATTTCTGCATGGCTAAATTAATAACCGAACTAATGCTTTTACCACTCGAAGGGCAAGAATTCATACTCTCTGGACTAGCAAATGATTATGTTCCAGTAGAAATTGATGGAATTGTGTATGTAATCCCAAAAGAAGTGAATAAACTAATTAAAAAACTCGCACATGCTATGCACGAAGAGGAGGAGGGAATGTCGAGTACGGAGAAATAAGAGGCAGAAAACATTTTGTGTATGAGACTCAAGATGAATTCAAAAAAGAAGTAGGTAAACCATTGAAGTATTGGAAAGAATCCCCAAAAAAAGGAGATTGGGTAGAGGCTGATGATGGAGGGATTACCCAGATTCTTAAAGTGGGCAATATAAATCATCCTAACGACAGAAAGAATTATAAAGCGAATGATTGTTATGTAAGGACTATTGTTGGTACTTTTTTACTTAATGATAAGTCTAAAATGGATACTGACTTTGAACAGCATCCCAATAGATATACTTTTTCAAAGAAACTAAAAACTGCATCTGATAATTTTAAGACAAGAAAGAAAATAACTAATAAAGAAAGAGAATTTGCAACTCATGTTATTACTGGTAAGTCTGCTATTGATGCTGCTAAAAATGCATACCAACTTGAAGATTTTAAAAAAGCTAAACAAAAAGCAGTGGTTCTTTTAAAACAGGAGAGAATAATGAGTGAAATAGAAAAAGGCGTAAATGATATTGCCAAATCACTAGGCATTAATCATGAATATGTTTTAAATAAGTTAAAATGCCTTGTAGATAGAAGTGATGACGATAATATCGTTCTCCAATCTGTAAAGGAACTTGGAAAGATTATAGGTACTAGTGGAGGTACTAAGAAAGATGTGGGCGTATTAGGAGTCTTCAAAGGCTTTTCCCGTGAGCAACTTGAGAGTACAAATACTCAAATCCAAGATAAGCCACTGGAGATACAAAATGAATCCCAATGATAAGGTTGTAGACGATTTTAGAAAGGATGACGATGGAAATGTAATAGGCTGTCCTGCCTGTGGTGCAAGAGCCATGAGGAAAGATGGTTTCTCTTATTATAGAGAAAGCAAAAAACAATGCTGGCATTGTAATGCTTGTAGTAAAAAAACATTAAATCCGACTATTATTGAGGAATCTCCATTTACAGTCGCTGACCGTGACCCTGAGATGATGCCTATAGAAGACATTATAGATTTTAGGAAAAAGCAATATACCCAGAAATTAAAATCAAAAGAGACTAGAAAATTAGTAGATATTAATATACATACATCTGGTCCAATAGGTATTGCACACTTTGGCGACCCCCATGTTGATGATGATGGGACTGACTTATCTCAAATTATTCATTATATGGATGCTCTTAATTCTGTTGATGGGATGTATTGTGGTAATCTTGGAGACATTCAAAATAATTGGATTGGGAGGTTGGCTACTTTATATGGTCAACAATCGACTTCTGCGAAAGAATCATGGAAACTAACTGAATACTTTGTTAATAAAGTAAATTGG